CGAACATCACCACGAACTCGAGGCCGATCCCGAACTGGAACTCGACGGTCGTCACGGGTGGCTACACGATCACGAGCAGTAACCCGTACAACGGCATCGGGAACTTCAGCATCTCGCTGAAGCGGGGAACCCAGGTTTACTGGACGGTCCAGGGAACTCAGCAGCCGTACATCATCGCCCGGGGGCCGCTGACGATGGACGGCCAGCTGGAATGGTCGCCCACTAACAGCGAGATGCCCCTGGACCTGATGCTCCTCAACGCGCAGACCCCGACGACGATCACTGTCACGAACAGCGGCATCCCGAACGCCGGCACGCCCTTTACCTTGACGTTCACGGCTTCGCAGCTGGCTAACGTGAAGTCGAAGATCATGCGAAATGGTATTCTAATTGGCTACTCGAACTCGTTCGAGGCCGTCGCGAACAGCGTTGACGTCGGCGGCAGCGGCGGACTGGGGCCAGCTACTGTGACCTTGATCAATAACACAGCCATGTACGCCGCTACTGACTGGATGGTCAACGAGGGCATCGCCCCTCGGGGGCTACACCTCCTCTGACCGTTTGCGCTGCCGGTAGCGCCGCTGCCGTTCGCGGGCTAGAGCGCGGCGGCGCTCCAATTTCTCAGGCGGCAGGTCGGCAGAGGCCACCCAGGTCGGATTACCCGCCTCCTTCCGTTCCCTGCACCAAGCGGCGTTCCGGGCGGCGACCTTCTCGGCTTTGCCCGGCTGCTGCTTGTAGTTCTGTGCGTAGTGCATGGAGCACCAGCCCACCGCGGCATAAGGCTTGTCGCAGCCCTCTTCTTTGCAGCGGCGTTCGTCAGCCTGACGCTTGGCGCGCTGCTTAGTGGAGCGGTCGCGATTGCACGCCTTGCAGCGACGGGCCCTGAAGGTGCCGTCCGGGTAATACTCAATCCAAGTGTTATCGTCGGTCAGTTCGTGATCGTTCTCGCAACGATCACGACTGGCCCACGGGTGGGTGCCGTGGCGCACCTGGTCGAACTGGTTCTCGCTGATGGTTCCCCAGGCCAGGTTGTCGCGATCCGGGTTGTAGGGATTGCCGTCCAAGTGGCGTGCTTCCATGCCATCCGGGCATGGGCTGACGAATGCTTCGAGCACCAGATGGTGGACGTACCTGGCCTTCCGCTCGCCATCCCTGGACAGGATCACCATCGGATAGTGGCCGCTGTTGTTGTAGGCCGCCCTCATGGGACGGTCTTTGCGGAGGCTCCAGACATGCCCCCACTCGCTGACTTCGTACAGGTCTCCCCAGTCAGGTACTGGTAGCCAGCGGACAGGCGTAACGTGATCCATGTCGGACCTTCCTCTGCTAAGTGGTCAAGGTTCGGCACCGCGCGGTGATGGGATGACGCCCCGTCACCGCGCATTTTTGTGCCTCCATCCTACCATCTACCTGCGCATTTGCAGGCGATACGAAAGCAGGCGCGAATGCGCATTGAGCTTGCGAACGACCAGTGGATCGAGGTCCGCGACCGCATCAAGGGCGGCGACATCGCCGCGGTGCAGGACGCGGGCAAGATCGCGCTCGACGAGGACGGCCGCCCGGCGGAGGTCTCCTACCAGGGGATCGACGCCAGGCAGTTCCGGGCGCTCGCCCAGCGGATGATCACGGCGTGGTCCTTCCAGGTTCCGCTGCCGTCCTCGCTCGCCGCGGCCACGTCGGTCATCGACGACCTTGACGAGGACGACTACTGGGCGCTGTACGGGGGGCTGAAGCCCAAGCTCGACAAGATCAAGGCCGGCGGTCCCGGCGGGGGTGACGGGAACCCAAAAACGGGCGGGACGCAGCCTACGAGCTGACGCAGTGGTTCATCGACCGGCACCTGCGGCCGGATGACCCGCCCGCGTTCCGGCTGCCGGAAGGCATGCCGCTGCGGATGCTGACGTACGACAGGTTCAGCGATGAGCGGGGCTGGGATCCGCGGGTGGTCGATGAGCTGTACGACGACGAGCTGTTCTGGCTCCCGGTGATCGCCGCGGCGAAGCGGGAAGCGGCAGCGCAGGTAGCCAGAGTCGAGGCCGCGCAGCAGCAGGGGTAATCAGCAGCGACGGAGAAGGGGCCGCGAGTGGGTGAGCCGCTTTCCCTGGAACAGCGCGTGGCGGCTCTTGAGGCTGCCGTGGAGCGCCTGTCGCAGCCGGAGGCGGACGACGTGTTCATCAAGCGCCTCAGGCGCGTGTGGCCTGACCTCCTGCGGTGGCAGGCGCGCAAGGCGCGGGCGGAGGCGTGGCCCCCCCTTGGCACCGCCGCCCGGACTCGAACCGGGACCCCGGGCGCGACCCGGTAATTCTCTGCCAGTTGAGCTACGGCGGTGACTGGCCAGTCTAGACAAGGGGCCGCGAGTGGCTTATGCCCGCCTGCACCTCCCCGCCCGGGGAGGTGATGCTTTATGGGTACGATCCTCTGGCACAGCTGCGCGCCATGGTCGCCCAGCTTAATGCGGTTACGGAACCCAGACCGCAGTCTGGACCCAGAAGCTCCGCCAAATGGGCCATGAGGTTTTTATTTCAACATTCTGGGGACTTTCGGGCAGCCCTACCGCCTGGGATGGCATCACCGTTCTCCCTGGCTTCGGGGGGAACTACAGCTCCCCTTCCCTGCACCAGCACGCGAAGCACATCCAGCCCGACCTCGTGCTGACCCTGGGCGACGTGTGGGTGCTGGACGCGAACCTGCTGCGGGAACTGCCGCTGGCCCACTGGCTGCCGTCGGACTGCCGGCCGATGAGCACGGCGGACAGGAACATCGTGGAGGCCAGCGGGGCGCAACTCCTGGCGATGAGCCGTTTCGGTCAGCAGCGTTTCATCGACGCGGGCTTCACGAACGCGCTGTACTGCCCGCACGGCCTGGACTTCCAGACCTGGAAGATCCCCGAAGACCGGGGCAAGCTCCGCGAGGCGACGGGCATCGGCCCTGACACCTTCGTGATCGGCGTCAACGCGGCCAACAACGACGCCATCCGCAAGGCGCCGTCCGAGATGCTGCTGGCGTTCGCGAAGTTCGCGCAGTCCCATCCCGACTCGCTGCTGTCGCTGCATACCGCGGTGCACTGCGACGGGGGGCAGGACCTGGAATGCCTCGCGGAGAACCTGGGGATCACGGACAAGGTACGGGTCGTGGATCAGTACCGGTACTCGGCGGGGCTGATCCAGCCGTCGGAACTGGCGGATTGGTACGGGGCGGTCGACGTGCTGCTGGCGGCGACGTACGGGGAGGGGTTCGGGCTCCCGATCGTGGAGTCGATGGCGTGCGGGACGCCCGTTATCACGACGAAGTGCTCGAGCATGGAGGAGCTGAACCCGGACGGGATCCAGGTGGACGGGGAGCCGTTCTACAACGGCGTGCACCGCGCCTGGTGGATCAGGCCGTCGGTCTCGGGGATGGTCGCGGCGCTGGAGCAGGCTTACGAGCAGCGACATGACGTGGACCCGGTGAAGCTGCGGGAATCCGTGGCACAGTACGAGGTCGGCAGGGTGGCCGAGGAGCACATGAAGCCTGCTGTCGATGAACTGCTTGAAAGAATGGCAGCGAGGAGAGGCTAGGACCGGCTGATCACGTGCTGTACCAGTAGGCCGGATCAACACTGCCCGGCTCCTGCGGTGCCTGCAGGGCCTGCCGGTCCACGATCAAGCGCACCTGCCTTGTCGGCAACCCTGGAGAGCCCGGCGAGTGCACGGTCAGAGGGCACATGTCACAGGTGGTCAGTTGACCGATCTGCCGGTCCTCAAGGTCGGTTAGCTCAAGATGGCCGCAGTTCAGTGTCAGTCGCCAGCCATGCCAGCCCTTGTCAGATGCACCGTCGCTCATGCACGGAGATTACCTGCGGCCGGCTCTCTCCTCGTCGCTGCCATGTCTTTACCTCATGGCACCGATACGGATCTACGGCACTCCCACCCTGGAAGCCGCCCGTGAGTTCCCGTTCCACACCCTGACCGGCTGCAAGGTCCGCCTCCTCGTCTGTGAAGACCTCTACAGGGGTAACAAGGAGTGGTTCTCCCTCTGGCCCGAGGTGAGACGGCAGGCGGCATACGGCGTCTTCCTCGACCACCTCGGCGGCTGGGTGGCACGCGGCACGTGGGCTGAGACGGTTGAGCTGATGGCCCTGGGCAGGCCGGTGTGGTGGTTCTGCAAGGGCGAGCCCACGGACGGGTTCGGGTTCGGCCCGGCGGGCGGCGACTGGAAGGGCCGCTTCCGCCGCGTAGGGCTCGGCTACGGCAGGCCCGTCCTCATGACCCGCACGAGGCCGCTCCAGCCGCTCCACGGCGAGCACAGGACGCTCCGGGGGGTTCTGGATGGCCATCACTCCCGAGGAGAACGTCGCCTACCTTGAGGCCGTCCTGGCCAAAGCGAAACTCGGCGCTCCCGCAGCAGCGAACGCGATGGCGAAGTACATCGCGGAGAGGGTCGCGCAGGACACCCTGACCCGCAACCGGCATGCACCCGGCGCGTACCACAAGGCCCGGCCGGGTGCCCCGCCGTCGATGGCGTCGGGGAAGCTCGCCAACGCGATGTTCTGGAACCCTGCCTCGCAGGGGCTGCGGGCCACGGCGGTGGTCGGGAACACCGACAAGCGGGCGAGGCTGCTGGAGTTCGGCGGCTGCGTGCTGAAGCCCACGTCCCGCAAGGTGATGCACTGGGTGGACTCCGGCGGC